AGGCGGAATGATTGACCCGAACGATCTTGTGCAGTTCATTAGCCCTGTGCAAGGAATCATCTATCAGTCGCAAACCGCTATTGAAACCGCGTTGCGTGTAGAAGCATCGCGTTACCGCAATGCGGAAAGCCTCTTACCGTCGGGCGTCTTGATGCAGACTGGCGGGGAACCATTGTCCGCACAGGAGCTGGCCGACCTCGCCACATCGTTTAACTCTGCTCGAGTCAATAACCAAACGGCAGCACTTAACGAGTTTCTTAAGTACGAGGAAACTAAAGCGTTGCCGGACAATATGTTAATGATTGAGTCCGCAGACTTCAGCGGAAAAGAAATGTGCAGGCTCGGCAATATCCCCTTCTACCTCGCTGGATTCGATATTGGCAGCTACCAATACACGACCTCGGCTGGTGCACGCGAGGACCTTTATTTATTTGGCGCACGTCAGTTTTTAGATTGCGTGTCTCAGACGCTCTCAGGCAACAATGTTGTGCCCCGAGGTACCTATGTCCGTTTTGATATTGACTCCTACCTTGAGTCAATGATGAGCGAGGAAATGCCAACAGAAACACCAACAAATACAGCCCCAATGCAGGAGTCAAACTCATGAAATTAACTTTGTCCGCAGGTTTCGCAGTTGATGTTGAAGCAGCAGCTGGTGAAACACCGACGCGCACCATCTCTGGTATTGCAGCGCCATACAACATTTCTGCCACTGTCAGCGATGGATCGTCTGTGCAATTCGCACCAGGCTCATTGCCCATTGACGGTAAAGCACCCAAACTTTTCATGTATCACGACTCATCCCAACCAGTCGGCCTCGTTACCAGTCGCACCGAAACCCCTGAAGGCATGATGTTCAGCGCCAAAATTGCTGACACCGTCGCAGGAAACGAAGCGTTGCAACTTGCTAAAGAAGGCGTCCTAGACAATGTTTCAGTCGGCGTTGACGTTCTCACTTCCACCCGTGCCGAGGACGGAACAATCATTATCACCTCAGCCGTATGGCGCGAGTTGAGCCTTGTCCCCATACCCGCCTTTAGCGGTGCTACGATCACAGATGTGGCCGCTTCAGCGGACATGACTCCCGACGAAATCTCAGTTACAGAACCACAAGTCGAGGAGACAACCATGTCGGAACATATTGAAGCCGCAGCACCTGAAGCCGCACCAACCGCACCCACCATTTTCGCATCGGCTAAGCGTCCCGCACGTTTGCCATCAGCAGGTGAGTGGATGGCCGCTTACCACCAAGGCGGAGAAACTTTCGCAAAAGTCAACCAGTCGGTCACCGATTGGAAGATTGAAAACCAGTCAACCTACGAAGCCGCAGCTGGCGATGTAGCCACCACCAACACGCCTGGTTTGCTCCCCGTGCCCGTGGCCGGAACGCTGGTGCAAAATATCAACTTCGTCAGGCCTGTCGTTAATCGCCTGGGCGCTCGTGCTTATCCCGATGGTGGCGCACAAAAGACTTTTGTTCGTCCGACCATCACTACGCACACCAGTGCAGCTGCACAGTCAGCAGAATTTGATGCAGTTAGCGCAACGACAATGGTGATCGCCTCGAATACGATCAGCAAGACCACCGTAGCGGGACAGGTGAGTTTGTCAGTTCAGGACATCTCGTTTACCAGCCCCGCCGCAATGCAGTTGATCTTGAATGACCTCATGGGCGAACTCATGTACAAGACCGACGACATTGCAGCCGACGCACTTCTCACCGCCGCAACATCATCGGGTGTATGGGACTTGACCGCAGTTGACTTGATGAAGTCCATCTACGACGCCGCAGTTGATGTTTCAAACGGAACCAACTTCTTCCCCGACACCTTGTTCGTTAGCCCAGACGTTTGGGGTCAACTTGGACAGGTCGTTGACTCCAGCAACCGTCCGTTGTTCCCGTATGTCGGCGCACCTGGTCTCCGGTCAGAACGCTCTCGGTGGCGGAAACGCAACCACTTGGACCGGCTCGAATCCGCTCGGACTTGAAATTGTCGTTGACAGCAACTTTGCTGCCAAGACCATGATCATCACCAACGCTTCAAAGGCATTCGAGTACTACGAAAGTGGCACAACTTTGATGAGTGTGGAACAGCCTGCAACGCTCTCACGCCTGTTCTCAGCCCATTCGTATGTGAGTACGTTTGCCGCTGTGCCTGGCATGATTCGCAAGATCACTCAGGCCTGATCGGAGGTCGCTATGGCAGCGACTTACACACTTCAATACGGCGTCATCGTTCCTGGCTATGTTTGCGTAACAACGCTCACACCAAACGAGATTGTTGTCGGATCGTCTATCACAGTCGCGGGTTGGGCTGTCGCATACAACGGAGTCAAAACCGTTTATGCGATGCCCCAATACCTTCCGATCAATGTTGACACCGAAGGTCTGATCGAATACGACACTTCGTATCCGCTCGCTAATGCGGTCATGTGGGCCGAATCTGAAACTCCGATGGAGTTGGAAGCGATTACAGGGACGATCACTTTTGACCAGACGTGCACTTGGATCACTGGTCCGCAAATTGCCACATATCTTGGGATCACAACAAGCGGTGACGAAACCGCCTTTTTGGTTCAGTGTGCAGCTGCCGCTAACGCGTTCTGTTTTAGGCGTCGTCAAGAGTCTGGTTACATTGACTCGTTAACAACTTCACCTGGCGGAGATGTCACCCTAGGCACGCTGATGATGGGCTCGGCGTATTACAGACAAAGAGGAAGTGTTGACCAGTTCGCGTCGTTTACAGATATGGCGTCAGCACCCGTTGTAGGGCTCTCAGGCATCGTCAAACAGTTGTTAGGCATCAACAGACCACAGGTCGCCTAAAATGGCTTACACGGACTTCCTGAATGAGGCGCTAGATGATCTCGTGGATACTCTCAAAACTATTTCGGGGCTTCGTGTCGTTAATGATCCTCGCAATATCGCTCCACCTTGCGCTTTTGTGGATGCTCCATCCATCGAATCGTTTAATTACAACATCGTCAAAATGACTTTCCCAGTGACTTTGATTTCTAACGGCCCAGGCAACTTGGACGCACTGCGACAGCTGCTGAACCTGACGTCATCTCTGGTACTTAAAAACATTGCGGTCATGTCAGCCTCACCAAAAGTTGTCACTGTTGGCGGAGCGGATTACGCAGGCTTTGAACTCATCATCCCGATACAAGCACAGAACGGATAAACCAATGGATCGTTACATCATCTCAAGTATTCGAGTCGGCGAGATCGGCACACCGTTTGTCGCTTCACCGTCTGATGACATTGAATGGTTGCTCGCTGGCGGGTTTATTCAGCGTTCCGACACTCACCCGTCTAAGGGTGCTAAATTAGCGACGAAGCCCGACGCGACTAAAAACACAAAGGATTGATCCGTCATGGCAACTTCAACAGTTCTCTCTAACCCAGTCGTCAAAATCGGCGCTGTGGATCTAAGTGATCAATGTACATCGGCAAGTCTGTCGCAAAAAATTCAGAATTTGCAAGCAAATGGCTTCGGGTCTGTTGCGGTGGCATACGTGGGCGGTTTGCAGGACAATACTTTAAGCCTTGATCTATACTGGTCAACCGCTGCATCGGAAACGTATGCAACACTCAAGTCACTCGTCGGCACCGTCATTACGACCGTGACCATCCAAGGTTCGTCGGCCGCAACTTCGGCGACTAACCCGATCGGAACTTTGACTGGTTCATACCTTCCAGAACTGCCAGTCGTTTATTCCCTCGGTGAGTTGACCAAGTGCACCATTCAGTTGATGGGCGGCACGTTCGCCTGGGCAGAAGCCTGATCTAACACTCCAACAGAAATGAGCCCGACATGAAGTTAACGATCCGATTTGACATCGGTTACGGACCCGCCACGATCACGACAACGCTTGCAACGCTTGTCGCGTGGGAACGCAAATTCAAAATGAAAACCAGTGACCTTGCCGACAATTTCGGTATGGAGGACATGGCGTTCATGGCATGGCACTCAGCCAAAGTCCAGACCGAGCACGGGCAAGCCATTCCGGTGGAATTTGACTCTTTCGTCAACAAACTTATTGACATTGAGATCGTGAACAGTGATCAGGGAAAAGTTATCCCGACGGAAGTTTCCGACATTCACTAGCGCAGCTGCTGGTCCTCACGGGCTACTTCCCCAGTGATGTAGTATTTGATGTTGACGACCTCCTGACAGTCGCTGAGATACTAAAGGAGCGCAACAAATGACGATGCAAGTCCAAGGACTCGAATCCACTTTGAAGGCGCTTCAGAAGATTCAGCCTGAAGTTAAAAAGCAGTTTTTCAGGGACGCTAAAAAGATTCTCAAGGTCGCTGTTGATGAAGCAAAAACTTTGTATCCAGCAGAGGACGCGAACAAAAAGAACGGCGGTTTCCCGTCTGGTCTAAGTCGCGCATGGGCTCCAGGAGGACGGCCGCTGTTCCCTTATGACCAAGGTAAAGCGGTTAAGGGCGTAATGATTGAGACGTCACTTTCTAAAAAGAAAGACGCAGTGTTGACCATTGTCAACAAAGATGGCGCGGCTTCGGTTATTGATTATTCCGGTACGAAAACTACTAATGCGCTTGGTGCTGCCCTTAATGGTTGGGCTACTAAACCTCGCGTGATGTGGCGTGCATACGAAAACAATGCGGGTCGTATTGAGGACGAAATGAAAAAGTCGGTTGATGAAGTCATGAAACGAATCAGCGCGCTAGAGAAATTGGTGATCCTCTAATGGCTATTCGAATCCCAATTATTACCGATCTACAAGATCAAGGAATTAAACAAGCAAGACTCGCGTTCGGTAACTTTAAGTCAGCAATAGCAGACGCAGAAGGCGGCCTAGGAAAATTCAAGGCTGGCGCAACTTCAATCATGACTTCGGTTGGTCAGCACGCTGGACTATTTGCAGCTGCTGGTGTAGCTGCGTTCGGTGCTTTTGCAGTATCGGGAATAGACGCGTTCAAAGATCTTGCACTTGAAGCAGGCAAATTCTCTGGGGCTACAGGTCTTACAGTTGAGGATGCTTCACGGTGGAAAGAAGTTGCAGGCGATATTGGAATCGGCACCGACACCCTTGAAGGTGCTATCGGCCGACTGAACAAAACTATTGGTGCTTCACCAGACAAAGTCCGCAATCTAGGTGTTGATCTTGTTTACTTGCGCGATGGTTCACTTGATGTAAACGCCACTTTTCTCAACACCATTCAACATCTCAAAAACATTGAGGACCCGGCACAAAGAGCAAGGGAAGCAACAATCCTTCTCGGTAAAGGTTGGCAATCAATGGCCGACCTTATCAACATGGGTTCCGTTGAATTAACCACAAGTTTAAGAAGTGTCTCGAATGAACAAGTCATTTCGGCAGAGGAACTTCAAAAAGCAAAAGATTACCGCGACGCAACAAACGATCTTGGTGACGCATGGACCAGACTTAAACTTAAAGCAGGCGAAGGACTTATTCCGTTAGCCACAAAATTGGTTGATGCCACAACATTCATTGTTGATCATGCTTTTCCAACAAATGTTCTTGAGCCATATCTACAAAAAATGAAAGAGTTCGCGCAGAACACACGCGACGCACGCGAGGACACGGACTTACTTAAGGAAGCAATTCGACAAGCTGCACCACTCCCCGTCATAACCAACACCTTTGAGAAACTGCGGGACAGAGTTAAAGAAGTCGCCGTAGAAATGTCTGCTGATGCATACGAGCATTTCCGCGAAACTCAGAAGAAGATTATTGAAGTCATTAATCCCGACAAGATTGACAACTATAAAGGCAAGTTTGAAGGTCTTGCTGGTGTCATGGGTGCGGATGCTTGGGAGCATTTCATCACAACTTGGAAAGATCCGATCCTTCAAGTCATCCCTGACCGCATTGACAGAATAAAAGAAAGTCTTGATAAGGCAGTTGTTTCTACTAAAGACGCAGAAACTGCTTGGACCAACCTCATCGGACAGTTTGAACGCCAAGTCAGTTTTGACAAGCTAGACACCGACATTGACACCCTGAAAGAAAAAGCGATTGCGGCTTTCAGTGGTGGCAAAGCCGAGATGGACGCGTTCCACGAAGCGCAGCTGACCGTCGCACAAGACTTTGAAAAAATGGTGCAAAACTTTCCGCCCGAATTACAAACTAAAATTTCTATTGCGATCAACAGCGGTGACCTCGCTCAACTTGCATGGGCCGCTGGAACAGTCAAGTTCCTTAACCAGCCGATAGGTACTGGTGGCACCGATCCGTCTATTTATCGCAGGGTTGAAAACGGCAGTATTCCCGCTCGAGCGATGGGTGGTCCTGTGATGGGTGGCCAGTCGTATCTTGTTGGTGAGCGCGGGCCCGAATTGTTTACCCCTGGCACGTCTGGAAACATCACACCAAACAACGCTTTGGGTGGCGGTGCCAATATCACGGTCAATGTGAACGGTGGCGACCCCAATCAGGTGGTGGCAGCGTTACAGCGTTGGATTAGGGACAATGGTGCTATTCCAATGACAACAACGACTGCGATACGCCGATGACAATTAACACTGCTTGGGAAGTAAAAATCGGGACAGTGGCAAGCCCAACCGATTTTACAAGTCGAATCTTAAGCATGAACGTCAATCAGTCGGTAGATGTCAACGTGATTGGTCGTGGCAGTTGCTCAATAACTTTGTTAAACAAAGACGGTGCTTTGACACCGGGCGGTGGCGGCACATATGGCACAACCGATTGGTTTGCTCAAGGCGTCTTTGTTTCGTCAGTAACTAATATTGGTGCTGGCAACACAACAACAGCAGTCTTTCATGGTGTTGTTGTTGACTTTGATTTAATTGATGATGGCGTGTTTTCTACTGTCACAATTACGGCTTTAGATGGTTTGACAGTTGCAGGGCGCACAAATTCGGTTCTTGTTGGCGGTGGCACAGTTTCCTATAACACTGCCGCTGCTTACGGTTTGGCAGAAATTTCTGGCTATCCGTTGAAATACCCGAGATTAGGTCAACCTAGTGCAAGCGGTACTTACAACAATTTGTCTGGCTCAAACCCAGATGTTTTTGTTAATAACCAAACCTTCAACTCTTATGCCGACATACTTCAAACAGGGTTGATCCCTTCTGCGAACGATGTTTTTTGGGCGACAATTATTGAAGTTCCTTCATCGGGTGCCGTTTATCGTGTGCAAGGGTGCCCCGGTGTAATGACTCGAACTGACGCCAATGCCACAACTTTTGAATTTGTGCCGAAAGGTTCTGTGACTTCAACGAAATTGCCTTTTGGTTCTGACGGATTTAGTCAACAATTTAATAACGACACACTTATCACCCAAGCAAACGTTTTAGGCAATTTTGTTGGCGCAACTACTAGCACCGTCAACTCGTCAAACATTGGCACTTACGGAAACCGCAACGTCAGTTTTACAAACACTTTTGTTGGCACCCAAGCATTATCTGACGCCATGGCAAACAATTTAGTGAACCGATATTCATCTATAAAATTCACACCGGCAACACTTGTCATCACCGACAAAATGGTTAAACAAAACTGTGCTGATGCAGCCCACAGTCAATGGTTTAATTTGTTGAGTATTGCTAACGGTTTGTGGCAAAAAGTTTTGGTGACTTGGACTGGTTCTGGTGCAACTGCGCAGACGGTGCCTTGCGTAGTGTCTGGTCGTTCTATTAACGTGACGCCTGAGCAATGCACGGTTTCTTTAACTTTAATTTCAGGTGTGGATAATCAATCTTTTATTTTAGATAACACTAATTTTGGAGTACTCGACACGAATCGTCTCGGGTAAAGGAGAAAACATTATGACGACACCACCAACCTTTTCCAGTGGGTCTGTTCTCACTGCCCAACAAATGAATTCAGTGGGTTTATGGCTGGTCAAAACGCAGACGGTCGGTTCGGCAGTTTCGTCGGTGACTGTCACTGGTGCGTTTAGTGCTGACTACGACAACTATTTGATTCTTTTGTCTGGCGGTACAGGTTCCACCGCCGCTTCAATCGGTATTGAAATTGGCGGTAGCACCACTGGTTACTACGGTTTTATGGCTTACGGCGATTCAGCAGCAAGCACCATTTTTGGGGCTGGACGAAGCAATACGGCGCTTCTGAATTGGGTTGGCGGTTGTTTGAGTGCAGGGCAGACCGCCCATGTCAGGGTTGAAGTGTTGGGACCGTTTAAAGCCGCATATACAAAATTTGCTAATGGCGTGTACCAAAACTCTGGGGCGTACGGAACTATGCAAGGCGAACATCGTGTAGCGACTTCGTACACAAGTTTCAGACTTGTCCCCGAATCAGGAACGCTGACTGGTGGCACCATCGCCGTATACGGATACAAAGGAACAGTCTGATGACCATTGACGAATACAAAGCCCTATACCCACAAGACACCGTTTACATTCAAGTAGACGACACCGAACGACTTATGACCGACGACGAATACGAAGCATGGGTCGCCGAAGGTGTCTACAACAGCAACCACCCGATGCCATGAAAACTCTTGTCGTAATCGCAGGCTTAGCCATAGCCCTCATGTTCGTCGTCACCAGCTGTAGCGACCGCACTCGACATAACTGCACCGAACGACCAACCGCAGAAAGATGCAACACATGATCTCATCAACCATTACCGTCACCACCAGCCCGACTTTGCTGGTAGCCGAAACCGCTAACGCGACCCGTACCATATTTATTGAACCCGACTCAGGAGACGTTCATTTAGGCGGGGCAACAGTCAGTACAACCAACGGTCTGACAATCACAAACGGTGCACAATTTCAAATTGTCTTACCGCCTCAAAACTCGTTGTATGCGGTTACTGGCACAGGCTCACACACTGTCCGACTAATGATTCCTGAGGGCGATTTTTGATGCCCAGACGGTTCAGCAATGGCGAAATAAAAGCCCGACTCATTTTTGTGGTCGGATGCGCGCTGGCCATCACTTTTGTTGTTTCAACCGCAGCTCTTTTGTACGGGCTGCTATTCGTTACCCAGCCACTTGAAGTAAGTCCAAACGACTCAAGCGCATGGGATCTGTTAAAACCCATGATGTTGTTTTTGACTGGTTCAATGACAGGATTACTCAGTGCCAACGGCCTGAAAGACAAAGACAAGGACAACCCAAATGACTAAGCGAACCTACACAGGATCAACCGACGCTCGAGGCAATGTACGTCGCATGGGCACCCTCAAATTTTTGGATTACTGCGAATTCCTGTTCGGTGTCAAAAACATTGGTATCTATGCTGACCGTGGGATGCGCTCAGACCCGTCTAAAAAGTCCGTACACGCCACATGGCGAGCAATAGACCTCAAGGGCACAGTTGAGCAACGCAAAGCCTTAAACGAGTTCTTAGTCGCTCACGCTGACCTCCTCGGTTTGGAGGAAGCACATAGTTACGACGGTGTTGGCGTCCCGCTGAAGTGTGGCAAGTGGGGTGCGGGCTGGCGTTGTGACCGTGACGCTTGGAAGGTGTGGACCGACAAAGCCAACGGTGGAACACCTGGAGCCGACTGGACCCATATAGAAATTGACCCAGCACACGCCGACAGTGTGGCCCTAGTTGACCAGAGTTTCAAAACTATCTTTGGGCAATGACTTGACTCCCGACCTGTGAGTCGGTAAACCTACTCCCGACCTCGGAAACCCGACTCAGGAGGAAAGATGCAATTATCATTGTTAGCGGAACTAGACGTTCCGGCTGAACGGCTCAAATACGAAGCGTTCAAAGAAGCGAACCCGTGGGTTATAGAACGACTCACCAAAATGTGTTACGCCCTTTATAACAACGGCCACAACCATTACGGCATTGGCGCACTCGTAGAAGTGCTCAGGTTTCAACACTCAACTACATACGATCCAAACAGCGAGTTCAAATTCAATAACAATTACCGCGCTTTCATGGCTCGAGAGATCATGCAAAATAACCCAATGCTTGAAGGCTTTTTCAGCACCCGCAAATCAGCTGCGGACCTAACAGAGGACTACTAAATGAACCTTAAACGACTAGCAATAATCACAATAACGACCTATGCCCTGTGCGCACTATGGGCGATCACGGGAGTACAAGAAACAACTGCCGACCTAACTTTCGCACCCAAGCAAACGATCACATTGCAGGACCTGACACCCCAGCAACAAATAGAACGCGCAGTCGAATTGACGTCTACGACCAGCACGACGACAACTACGACGACAACCGTTC